GCGTCAGGCACTTGGACACCAGCGGTAGACCCCGCAACGACATGGACGGAGAAATAAATGGCTATTTTCACCTATAGCGCGCCGGTGGTCGGCGGAAGCGAAAACACGTGGGGCACCACGCTGAACACAAACTGGTCAAACCTGTCCACGTTCCTCGGATCGCTGGATAGCGCCGAGCTGGCGGTGCTGGACGGAATTACAGCAACGACGGCGGAGTTGAACATCCTTGACGGTGTCACGGCGACAGCAGCCGAGCTTAATATTCTTGATGGCGTGACGGCGACAGCAGCCGAACTAAACATCCTTGACGGTGTCACGGCGACAGCAGCCGAGTTAAACTACGTTGACGGCGTTACCTCCGCGATCCAGACGCAGCTTGACGCTAAGGCGGCGGGCGCTACGCAGGCAGAGGCAGCTTGGGAAGCCGGGACCAGCACAACGGAGAGCGTTGTGTCCCCCGCCAAGGTTAAAGCGGCGATTGATGAAAACAATTTTGTCACTCAGACAGCAGGCTCTGCTCCGTTTTACGCCGCGCGCGCGTGGGGGACTGTTCGCTCCGGCGTTTTAGAAGGTGGTCAAAATTTTGCGTCTTACGACCAATCCACGGCTGTCGTCACGTTCACAACTGCAATGCCCAACGCAACATTTTCTGTCGTACTGCAAGGGAACTCAAGGGGAAATGCTTACGCCTACAATCGCACAACTACCGGCTTTGAGGTTGAGATGTGGTCGTCGGGCGGCAATGCAATCAGCAAAAGTGATTTTGATTTTGATTTTGCAGTCTTCGCCTAGAGTTAGGAGCGCACATGCCACTCGTTCAAATCGCACCGCCTCCGGGCTTTCGCTTCCACGGAACAGACCTTGAAAGCGAAGGCCGCTGGCGTGACGGCAGCCTTGTGCGCTGGCGCGACGGCAGTCTGCGCCCCGTCGGCGGCTGGGTAGACCGCCTCGGCTCTGCCCCCTACAACGCCGCGCCGCGCGGTATGCTGGGCTGGGAGGCGAACGACGGCACGCGCTGGATCGCTGCGGGCACGTACAATAAGTTGTACGCCACGACAGGCGGCGGCACGACCTACGACATTACGCCGGGCACGCTGACAGCGGGCACAGAGGACGCCACGGTCAACACAGGCTACGGCGGCGGCTTCTACGGTCAGGGTTTCTACGGGCAGCCGGTGCAGGCGACTGGCCAGTATTCTGAGGCGACGACATGGTCGCTGGACAACTGGGGGCAGTATTTGGTGGCCTGCAACCCTGCGGACGGCAAGCTCTGGGAGTGGCAACTGGGCACGGGCAGCGACGCGGCGGTGATCGCCAACGCGCCCACCGACTGCCTTGGCCTCGTCGTGACAGAGGACCGCTTTATCTTCGCTTTGGGCGCTGGCGGAGACCCGCGCACTATCGCTTGGTGCGACTTCGAGGACAACACCGTCTGGGCGGCGGCCAGCACGAACCAAGCGGGCGACATTACGCTGCAAACGCCCGGTCAAATCATGGCGGGCATCCGCACAGCAGGTCAGATGCTGATCCTGACGGACCAAGACGCCCACCGATCCACCTACGTGGGGCCGCCGTTTATCCACCAGTTTGAGCGCGTGTCGAGCGCCTGTGGGCTGATCGCGCGCAAGGCCGTTGTGGACACGCCTGCGGGCGTATTCTGGATGTCCAGCGCGGGCTTTTTCACATACGACGGATCGAGCGTTCGTGAAATCCAGTGCGACGTGCATGACAAGGTGTTCAGCGATCTAAACCCCGCGCAGATTAGCAAGTGCTGGGCCGTGTCCAACGGGCCAAATGGCGAAGTGTGGTTCTTCTACCCTTCCGCCAACAGTTTGGAGATCGACCGCTACGTGGTGTTTGATTACAAGGAAGGCCACTGGTCAATGGGCGCTCTTGCGCGCACTGCGGGCTTTGATCGCGGTGTGTTCAAGACGCCGGTGTGGGGCGATCCAGACGGGTCAATCTACAACCATGAGACGGGCTTCAACTACGATGGCGGCGAGGTCTACGCGGAGAGCGGGCCGTTCAAGATTGGCGCGGGCGAAAACTTGGCAGTCGTGACCAGCCTGATCCCGGACGAGCTTAATCTGGGCGACGTTACGACGACGTTTAAGACGCGCTTGTATCCCACGTCCACAGAGACGTCGCACGGCCCATACACTATGACACAGCCCACCAGCGTGCGCTTGCAGGGCCGTCAGGTGCGGATGAAGGTCACGGGCAACACGCCCTCAGCGTGGCGCGTCGGGAAGTTCCGCTTTGAGGCCAAGCCGGGTGGTAAGCGATGACGTCCGTCGCCCCACCCCCTCAAGGCACAGACTGGAAAGTCTGGGCGCGACAGCTTTCTGCGTACCTGTCCCGCGCAATCTCGACGTTGCAGTTTAAGACGGGCAACGAAACAGCCGCAGAGAATGGTATTCTGTTGTGGGACAATGTCAACGAGTATCCAGTAATCTCAAAGAACGGCGAGTTCCGCCAAATCGTCCTCTCGGATGGGCAGTACGCTGGGCACGTCCTGACGGACCAGACAGCGGCGTCCACCGACACTGCGTACGCTTTAACGTACACTGCACAGACCGCCGACGGCATCACCAACGGCACGCCGGCGTCCCGCTTGGTGTTTGAGGAGGCTGGGCAGTACATGGTCTCGTTTTCCGTGCAGATCAGCTCGTCGTCTGCCAGCACGGTCAGTTTCTGGTTCTGGCCGCGCATTAACGGCACAGACGTTGCGGGCGCGAGCATGAAGAACGCTTTGCACCAGAACGGCGCGACGCTGGTCGTCAGCCGGTCCAGCATCTTCGACGTGTCGGCGGGCGACTACCTAGAGGCCGTGTGGGCCGTGGACAGCACCAGCGGGACGCTAGACGCCTCAGCGGCGACAGCCTTTGCTCCCGCAGCGCCCGCGTCTACCATACTGATAACAAGGCTTCATGGGTGACAATGACTGAGGAAACTGTTAATATCCGTTTAGTGTATGTCCCAAGGGCCGAAATTGCGGATTACTGGGGCGTTGCAGGACCGCTTATTGAGTTAGCGCAACGGCGCTACTCACATGAGTACGGGCTTGAGGATGTACGGGAAGCGCTTGACGACGGCAGAGCAATACTGTGGATGATACAAGTAGACGGTGAGTTTATGGCGGCGATGACAACAACAGAAGACAAACAGCCGCGCCGCAAGACGCTGCTGATCGAGTTGTTAGGTGGCAAGAACGCTGATATATGGGCGGAAAAGGCTTTACACGAATTGGCGCGAGTTGGCCGTGCGGCTGGCTATGACGCTATTGAGACAAAAGCGCGGCTAGGCTGGATGCGCCTAGCAAAGAAACACAACTTTCGGCCTAAGCATGTGGCCTATGAAATGGATTTGACATAATGGGTAGCAGCAAAACAACAACCGAGCAGTCAATGCCGCAATTCCAGCAAGATTATCTGGAAAACACAGTTATTCCGTTTGCCACGGACGTTTCCCAAACGCCCTTCCAAGCGTACACAGGGCAACGAACGCCTGAGATGAGCGGCTACACCACGCAAGCAGGCGGCCTTTATGGCGACATTGCAGGCATGGGCAACATGTCGCCCGCGGACTACCAGAGCCGTATCAACCAGAACCTCGCAGGGTTCCAAGGCAACGTGATCGACCCGACTATGGCGGCGATGGACCGCCGTTATGCGCAAGAGCGTGTGGGCCAAGACGCTAACGTCATCGGCTCCGGCGCGTTTGACAGCAGCCGCCGCTCGGTGTTTGAGGGCGAGCGCGAAGCTGGGCGCGATGTGCAGATGGCGCAGACGCTGGCTAACCTAAACCGACAGGGCTACGACGCTGCGTCGGCGCAGACTATGGCGCAGCTCGGTATGCAGCAGGGCGCGCTAGGCGCAGGTGCTGCGGGCATGATGGGCGTTGGTTCGGCTGAAACAGCTCTTAGCGCCGCCAATCTTGACGCAGCCTACCAAGAGTTCATGCGTGAACAGCAGAACCCGTACCAGCAACTTAGTGCGCTTTCTGGCGGCGCAGGGGCTATCCCCGGCGGCTACGGCACCACGACAGAGTCGTATAAGCCGGGCTTGTTTGATTATCTGTCAGCGGCTGCTATGGGAGCCTCGGGCCTCTGATGGACTTAGACTTCTCCCAATACGCAACGGGCGGAGCCGCTGCGAGGCCGGACAGCTTTACGCGGCTGGACCCTTCGTTTGCGACGGGGGTCCACGGGCTAACGCAGGCAGCGCACGCCGCTGGCATCCCGCTTCAAATCACGTCAGCGTATCGCTCGCCTGAGCTACAGGCACAGCTGTATGCAAGCGCTCTTGAGCGCTATGGATCACCGCAGGCGGCGCGTCGGTGGGTCGCGCCTCCGGGACGCTCGCAGCACAATTACGGCACGGCGGTTGACTTTGCACTCAATGGGTCACTTCTCCGAGACGCAGACAGCCCCGCGGCGCAATTTATACGCAACAACGCCGCGCAATACGGCCTGTCGGTCCCGATGTCATGGGAGCCTTGGCAGGTTGAGCCGGTAGGGTCTCGCGATGGCAGCAGGCCACAGGCCACAATGACCACGCGCAACGCGACTGCCTTGTCGCCGAACAACGCGACTGCCTTGTCGCCGGGGGCCGCATTAAATTTTAGAGGAGAGCCGCAGATGGCTATGCAACCTACACAACCGCAGGGCCTGTTAGGTCAACTCGGTATTCAGCGGCGAGACCCGACAGCG